CACGGATAAGCTGCACGGCCAGAGAATCCATGTACTGTTGGATGTTCGAGGCAGTGGTGGCCGAGCCGCCGTTGGTCACGCCGGAAAAAGCAACCGACTGCCAGAAGGTGAACGAAGCGCGGTTAATGCCGCCATACGTTCCGCTGGTGGGCGCGTCAGGAACAGCGGCTCCGAGGCCGGTGATGTTCTTGCCGCTGTTGCCGGTGCCGTCCAAGTACAGGTCGCCAGAGATGCGGTTAGCCAACTGGGCTTCCGCAACGCTCATGCGACCATCCAGCAGGTCGATAATCGCTTCCTTGCCGGTATTCTGGATCATTTCCAGACCGGAGATGGTGATCGCCGAGGCGTACTGAGTGATCGAGAACTGAGCAGCCGAAATGGGGCTGTTCTGGGACACGTTCAGCACTTCATAGCCAGAATAGCTGTTGGTGTTGTTCGTGGTGCTGTCATTGTACATGATTTCCTGCAGAATGACGTTACCGCCGCTGAAGGTCTTCACATTCCCACGATCCTTCAAACGGCGAAGGAGCGCGTTATTGTTGGTCACGTTGTCGGCCAGTTCACCGCTGCGGCTCTGAATGTTCGTCGCAATGATGTCACTGATCGAACTATTGGCGAAAGCCATTGGGTAGTCCTTTCAAGTTTATCAAAAACGCTCGTTCACACTGTCGAATTGTTCCAACAGCATAGAGCGTCTATCTTGCGCTTTGGTCGATGTTTTGGCGCCGGGTGTGGAGCTTTTAACGCTAACCGCTGCCGCCTTAGCCGCTTTCGCAGCCCGATTGGCCGACGATGATTTCTGAGCCGCAGCTTCTGCCTGTGAGCGTTGCTGGGTCTGCGAGAAAATATCGTCGTTAAGGCGAATCGCCTTTTCATAGGCGTCTTCTAACGTGCCAGCTACGCCACTCTGTAGGAGTTGGATCATAACCGGACGCGCTTCTTCAAAATACTCTGCTTTACCAGCAAAATTATTGATTTCACCCAGCAGAGATTGGTTTTCAGCCTGTTCCTGCTGCTGTTTGAAACTACTAATTTCTCCGCGAACATTATTCAGTTCGTTCTGGAGAGCATAATAATTTGGGTCAATCGGAGCGCCTTGTGGGTACGACTCCGCATCACCCAAATTAATTCCATAGGACCGTGCCAGATTGGCGAGATACGCCCGCTTCTGGTCCGGTGGGCTATTACGCAGCACATGGTCGGCTTCCATGAGCGCCTTTACGGCGCGGGGAGCATCAATACCAAGGCCTTGAATGGTGTTTAGGTAAGGCTTGATGGCCTCATTCATCTGGTCGGCAAACTCAGCCTTTGACCGCAACGGCTCAATACCAGCCCGCATTTCTTCCTCACGCTTGTAGGCGTATTCCTGCAAGCGGGGGTCGGCGGTCTGCCAGACTTCGTGATAGTCGCGCTTCCAAGAGGAAGGCGGGCGCTTCCAGACGGGTTCTTCACCAGCCGGTTCAGCAGTGGCGTCCTTGGCGGCTACATACTTGCCGTTTTCGGCGCGGGGCTTGGGCTGTTGCGGTTCGTTGGTTTCAACGTCATCAAACTGCTGGGCGAGCAATTCTTTACGATCTACGCCCTTGTCGTCTTCTGGAATGATCTGATCTTGGGTGTCCAAGTCAATTTCTCCGTAGTTGCGCCAGTATTTGATTAGCTTGACGGTCGCTCATATCGCCCAACCGCCTATGCAACATCTCGCGGCGGTTATTCTGAACCGGCGGCGGGGTGTTCTGCATTTTCTCGTTTCCGATCTCAATGCAGTTATGCTGGCGTAGATGTTCTCTATGCTTTGAACGCGAAGTAATCATACTTCCGTCAACCATGCTCTTATATGGTTGAATGTCAAGCATAATCTGGTGGCCCTGTTTTGTATGCTTGTCGAGTTCTTCACGAACCCACACTAGTTCTTCGTCTTGATACTCAGCCAGCAAGCCTTTTCTGTCGTATATTGCTTTGTATTTGCTCATAGAAGCACCATCAAATCTTCATCTTCCATTTCTAAGTATTCGTTCCAAAGACGCTCAGTGCGGTCTAAGTCATTAATCAACTTATCAAAATCTATGCTAGGTAATGACTTGCCAGTCTTTTTGCTAGATTTGGCCTTTACTTCAAACCCAGCCGTGAGTTCTTTAGCTAGGGCTGGTTTGCCTTCGACAATACGTTCATACGCCGCAATAACATCGTCACGCTTGCGCTTAAGCCGTTGATTTTCCTTGTCAAACCGCTTCTTTAGTTTCTTGTGATAGTCGCCGTCATGGGTGTCATCGACAATGATGATTGGGGCTGGAACGTAGATTACGTTGCCAGCCGTGCCGGTAGCTTCCACGCCGGTCAGGTCAAACGATATGCCGCCGTGGCTGACCGTGCCGACCTGCCCGGTGGCCTGAACGCCAGTCAGGGCAATGGTAGTCCCGCTGCTTTCGGTGCCGACCTGTCCCGTGGCTTGGACGCCGGTCAGGGCTATCGTGGTGCTTAGTGTAACGGTCCCTACGGCCCCAGTGGCAGCATTCCCGGTCAGGGCGGTGTCTTCTGACGGGGTTTGCGTACCAACGGCCCCAGTGGCCTGTACGCCAGTCAAGGCAACGGTACGCGCACCTACTCCTACGCTGCCGGGTGATCCCGTAGCAGCGTTGCCCGTGATTGGGAGGCTATCCCAAAGGGCGTAATCCCATGTGCCTGTGTCCCATGGACCCTGCGTCATGGGAGTTAAGCAATGCGGATAAGTGCATTACTCGCATCGTTAACCGGCATGGTCAGCGTGAATGTCCCGGCTGTCACAGTCTGCGAGCCAAAGGTATGGGCCGAAATGGCCTTGTTGCTCTGGGTCGAGTTGTAAATCAGAACGCAATCAAAGGCCGTGGTCAGCGTGACAGTCGTGTAGGTCAGGCTGGCCGAGGGCGTCCAAAAACCAGTCGTGCCGCTGGTTGTCGGGGCCGTGGCATTGGTGACAGTGACGCCCCCTGCCGAGTAGCCTGTGCCAGAGACTTCGCCGGTCACGGTGTAAACCGTGGTGGCCGCATTGATCGTGGCCGAGGCTAGGTACAGCGCGGCCTTGAGCGTGTCCGCCCCGGTGCCAGCCCGGATGACAGTCGTGCCACAGGCGTGAATACCCGACAGGATTTCGCCCTTGAAGGACGTACACATTGCTTGAGTGTTGCTCACGAAAAGCCTCCAATTTCAGTTACGGAAATCATGGGTTTCTTCAGATGGACATGGACCGAGCGGTGGACCATTTCATCGCCATCCCAGTATTCAACCCAAGTAGTTGATTCATTGTCGTCTTCAAACTGGCCTTCGCGCTTGTCGAGCAACGCTTCGTCCATGTTGCCTTTGGTCGTCGTAATCATTGCATCATCCCCGATAATTCTGGCGAGACAGGTTCAACGCCCATCGCCCTGCCGTCAGGGCCGCGCACGATACGCTTTGGCGCGTTGGCAGCCCTGAGAACATCATGGAGCCTCTGCATGGACTCGCCGTGCATATTTGCCATGTTGTTCTGGGCATTGGCCATCTGGTCCATTGCCATGCGGACGTTATCGCCCAGTTCCTTGGTGATGGTGTCAGCCGCCGCTTGTTGTGCCTCGATCATTGGTATGTCCATGCCGGGGTTGGCACCAATGCGGGCAACCATGATTTTGGTGGCAGCGTCCAGTTCCGTCTTCCAGCGTTCGTACTGCTCCTTGGCCGCAAGCTCCTGCATCTTAAGCTGGGCATCGTGCTGCTGACGCTGCGTCTCTAGCTGCGCCTCCATCTGCATCTTCATCTGCTCAATCTGCATATCAGCCTGAGCGCGGGCCTGTTGGCTCTGTACATCAGCCTGAACCTTCATCTGGGCAGTCTTCTCAACCGCTTGGGCCTTGAGCATCTCAGGATTGGGCTGCGGGTTTTGGGCCTTCTGGGCATTAGATGCGATCATCTTCTGCAAAGCCGCGTCAATCGACCCTTCCATGATAGCGCCCTGTTTAAACCCGCCAAGTCCGAACTTCATCATGTCCATCAGCATTGGAACCATCTCAGGCGATGCCTGACCAGCCGGGACAGCTTCCCGCAGGAAGTTGCTGAACGCATTCATAAACTCCATGCGGTCTTGCTTGTTCTGGTTCTCGTCAAGCTGGACCAAACTGTCAGCGGCGACCTGAATACGGAACGAACGGAGTGGACTATCCTGCATCAGTTGCAAGGCTTGGGGGATCATCTGCTGATCGGCAGGAGACATTTGTTCAGCCGCAGCTAGACGCAGGATAGTTTCAGGTTGGAACTTGGTGCAGATGATCTGCGCCTTTAGCCTCAGTAATTCGCTGGCAAATAGAGCAACGCTTTCCTGCATAGCTCGCAGTCGCAGCCCCGCATATTGTCCCTTGAGTTGCTGGGCCGTGGCCGATTCAGAAGCCGCGCCAGCGCCGCGCAGAATGTCTGAAATGCCCGTAATTTCATAGATCTGCCCCTTAATGTTGGCCTGTGCCTGATAACAATTAATGAGCGCGGAGGCCAACGTCTCGATGGGCAGAAGGTCGATAGAACCCTTCAGGCCACCCTTCTCGCTGAAGGCCATCCATTTATCGACGGGGATCAACGTATTGTTGTCCCCTTCTGTCAATAAACGCTGTAGTGCTGGCTGCGAAGCATCATACACACCACGGACGCGCAGGGATTTGACCAGACCGTCAATGCGGTCAGTCAGGATGTCGAGTTCATTGGCCTGATCCTGATACAGGATGAAGTCAGGCACTGGGATGAGGCTATCGCTGGTCGTGGTCGCGTACAGCGGCTTGGGGCAGGGGAAAAAGCCTTCCAAGTCTAGCGGGTCGTCGCGCTCGTCCAGCAGTTCAACATAGTCATCCATGAGCCAGTAAACTTTAGCGGTTTCCTTGTCCCACAGTTCGCAGACCTTGGCCTTGTCGTTGTTCTTGGATGATTGGCCGTACTTGGACAGACTGTCCGGGCTGCTGTTAAACGAAATCTTCTTGGCAACCTTCTTGCCAAAGCGTTCCGCTACGGCATCCTTGGACATATACACCCAGCGCCAGACTTGGGTTACTTCCTCCCAAGTACGAGCGCAAGAATGGCCGAAATCCTTCCAATGAACGTAATCGGTGGGGGCGCACTCATAGTCAATTTCTTCAGGGGGACCATCGTTTCCGGCTGTTTGGTTGAGGATGTCGCCTTCCGCGCCGCTGGACTCGCCTTCTTCAATGTCTTCGGTAATTTGGTAGCCATCTTCTGGGACATCCTGCTGCTTGATGTGCGGGTCATAGCGCACCCACGACACGCCGCGCCCGCCAAGAAAACGATCTTCTACAGCATGACGCATAGACGAACGGAAATCAGGGTAATGCTCAATCTCATAATCAAGGGCGCGTTCAATCAGCAAAGACGCAACGCGGCCAATGGGATCGTTATCGCCAAACCGCCGGGAGACATCGGCCTTGGGCAGTTTGGCATACACAGCCGGAACTAACGTGCTGACATTAGACCATAGGATGTTGAACCGCGCGGCTTCGTTCATGCCAGAGCTAGTACCCTGATCGTCCCGATAGCGGCGAATGATCTTCGTGGTACGCGCTTCCCACTTCTTATATTCATTGTTGTAAGTATGAATATTGCTAAGAAGTCTCTGGACAGTCGAATCGACTTTTTCCAATGCCATGACTAACCCTACTCTTTCGGAACTGTGGACTGACCTTCTTCGTCAGTAGAGGCAAAAAACGGCAATCCCTTTTTCATGCGTTCTTCTGCATGGGCTTGGGCCTTTTGCCTAATTGCCAAAGACGGTATTTTGCCTTCGGGTAAGGATAGAAGCTCATCTAGTTCCGCTTTGTTTAGTGTAGGCACCATAGACGGAATAAGAGTTTCTTTTCCGCCAATTGGTACGCCTATGCTAATTTCCGTGCTTACACGCTTGTCGGGTCTAGGAAGCTCACCAAAGAAGCCTTTGCCCTTTGTCGTGCCATCTGGACGCCGCCCATAAAACTGCGCCTCTAAGATTTCTTTGCGTGTATCGGCCATGACTTAATCCTTTAACGCGGAGGCATACCACCGGGCGGCAT